TTGACCCTAATCTACTTTATCCATCGGTCTATTTGGCGCAGGATAAATGGTTGCAAGCGTGGTTAGGTACTGCACCTGCAGCTGATTGCATCACGATATCAACTAACGATGTAATCTGCGCACCATTCAAAGCAGTAGCAGCAACATCGGTAGTGCTACCTATTGCGTTCGCATCGGCCACAACCGATTGTTGCTCTACTAGTGGGGTATTTGGTACGATTTCAAAGGTCACTCCTGGAAGTTGGCGATTGAGCAACTCATACATGCACTCATTAATCATGCGTTGGTATGGTTGAATCACCTGCTTAGTGAAGATTTCAAGACCTGTGGCCATCTCATCTTTGTTGCTACCGAATCCTGAAGCTTCACGAATACCGAAAAGCAATGGAGTGGTAACACGATGCGCAGTGATTATCTTTTGCGTGGCAGTTGTATCCATCAACTGGTACTGCTTGTCGGCATCATTAACCGGGAATGGAGTGACTTCAGTCTTTGGTTGGTCACGTTCATTGAAGAACATTACCACCTTTCCTGCATTGCGTGCGCCACTCATCTTCTGCTCCCAATCGCGCATCATCATTTGCTTCTGCTCAGGTGTTGCTTGACCATTGTAGAAGTTGATGATGGTTGAAGGGAAAAGACCGTTCGATATTTGGTTGATATGGAACACTGAAATCTGCTTATCAAGTTCAATGTAGTTGATAGCAGACCAATAGTCAGGGCGTGGATAGGCATCACTGCCTGTATATGTGAAGCACCAATGGATTTGCCTAGGCTCTTCCATTCGTGTCAAATAGTTGTACTTAGGTATGAACTCAGGCGTGTTCTTTTTCTTGCGTGTGTTCGCCCAATCATAGCTATGGTATGCACCAATCACTTCATCATCTTCCTGATTCACCGCAAGGCGCATCTCTTCAAAAGGAATGTGGTTAAGTTTACTAATTTGCTCACGATCATTTGACCAAATTACTTCGATGAAATAACCACCGAACAACTTCAAGTCGTGTGCTGCTGCTTGAGTTAGGTGAAAATGTGAATGATGATATGATTCTTATTGATGCTTATCGCGTAGATGATGAAGTAGAGCATGAGTTCACAAGCACTGGCATTGCCACACCAAACAAGGCAAGTGAGCAGGATGAAACGGTAGTAGCAGGTATCACATTCATGACACGTTACCGTTATCGTGGTGAGTTGAAACCAAACACACGCGAATTCTGCCGCAAGATGTTAGAAGCCGATAAGCTTTACACAAAAGAAAACATCGTAGCGATGGAGAATAAGATAGTGAACAACGGATGGGGACCAAATGGCACAGCCACTTATGATATTTGGAAATACAAAGGAGGTGGAAATTGCCATCACTTTTGGCAAAAGGAAGTGTACATGTCTGCAAGCGGTAATCAGATAACAGGCAAAGGCGCAGAAGCGCAGAAGATAGCAGTGGCCAAGGCTGAACGTATGGGCTACAAGGTACGCAATCCGCAGTATGTTGCAAAGCTTCCTGTTGATATGCCACACCATGGCTTCCTTCCAACCAATCCAATCTACGGCAACCAATAAAAAAATACAACATGGCTGAAGTATTACTAATCTCAGAAAACTACATAAAAAAATACACCACAATAAATGGTAGTGTTGACCCTAATCTACTTTATCCATCGGTCTATTTGGCGCAGGATAAATGGTTGCAAGCGTGGTTAGGTACTGCGCTACTGAATGAGTTGAAATCACAAGTTGAAAATGACACTATCGGTGGCAACTATCAAATCTTGCTTGAAGACTATGTTCAGAAATGTTTGCTGTGGTGGGTGATGGTTGAAGTAACACCGATGCTTTGCTATCGCATGGATAACGGTACACTTGTGCAACGTCAAAGCGAAGACACTGTGCCTATCTCTGATGCCGTAATGAAAGACATGATAGATCGCGCAAGGCAGAATGCAGAGCATTACAGCACATTGCTTGTTGACTACCTATGTGCGAATGCATCACTCTTCCCAGAGTATCAAGAAAGCACATGGCCTGAGCGTTCACCACGCACCGATGTGACCAATGCATTGAATTACCAATTCAGCAGCGGCAACACATCAACATCGTATGTGCCTACATATAGCCGCAACATCATTAATCGTATACCATGATAGAAAAGAAAAACTTGAAACAGGAATACACAGAACGTTTGCGCAAGTATGAGCGTGACCTAGCAATGAAACTTAGAGCAACCAAACAAGATGAAGCTAAAAAAAGCACCAATAAATAATAACGCAAGTACAAAAGTGATGAAGTCACTCAAGTACAAGCTAGAGTTATTTGATGGCTTTTGGTCTATCCCGCTTGCATTCGTAATCTTCAGCGTGGCGGGTACTTTGAGCTATCAATACTTTGGTGATGCAGTTATATCAACTGAGTATTTGCAGCTTGTAATCCTTGCCGGGTTGATTATGGTTTTTGCAAATTTCGTGGTCTTCCTCGGAATCCGTTTTAACTTTAGAGCCTTACAAAGGGAAGTATATTCAAAGCAGTTGAAGGAAGCACTTAACACTGATTTGGACACATGGCAAAAAGTAAAGTTGTATATGCTTCTGTACTTTGGTTATTTCTTCTTCTATGCACTAGTGCTGTACATGCTAATGACGGCTACTGCGTAAGGGCAACCGCGCAAAGCTTCATCGGTGTGCATGAGAAAGGAGGCAATAACAACGGCTTCACCGATTCTTATTTTCGGAAGTTACTGGCTGCGCAAGGGTGGAAACCCGGCTATGCCTGGTGTAGCTTTTTCATCATGGCTATGCTCAATGAATGTGGCATAGCAAACACAATCACAGGATGGTCACCAACATCATACAATCGCAATGATGTAATTTTCACAGGTGGCAAATTCATTCAAGCATTTCATGACCGTGATGTGCTAATCATGTCACTTAGTTATAGCAACAGCAAAGCACGTTACAAAGGCATTGGACATACGGGCATAGTTGACCGCGTTGGTGAGCATAGCGTGCGCACCATTGAAGGCAATACCAACCAACAAGGATTGCGTGATTCTCGCACTGGAGATGGTGTCTATTACAAGGTTCGACCACTTTCAAAAAACATACATATAACAAGATGGAAAAAAGCAGAGTAACCCCGCTATTATGGTGGGGCATTGGCATTGCCATAACGGGTACTATCATCATATTGATGTTTAAGGGATGCAGCAAACCAGTGCCAAGTCCTGCTGTTGACAGATTGAATCACATCAACGATTCGTTGTATCAAATCATTGAACGTAATACACTCATTGCGGATAGTCTGTTTGACAAAATTGATTCACTGAAGTTAGATGCCGACACTATCATCGCTCATCAAGATATTACCAATAAATATTACACCAATGAAACATACACTATTCTTAATTCTAATGCTGATGCTGCATCTAAGCAGTACCGCACAACGCTCAAAAAATCGGACAGCCTACTCAAATCCGGATTTTACACCAGAACTTACGACCTACGATCAGCAGCTTTTCGCACTCAACTACAATAGCATGATTTATTGGTACGACACTGCTATGGAAATTGATTCACTATATCAACTCGAAAGATTGAAAACGCATTACTATGCTAAAATCACGGGCGTGCAAGCCAATAGCTATGAATCATTGCAGACTATATACGACAACAAGCAGGCAATTGATAAGGCAATAGCTGATGAAAAGGAGCAATCAGTGAATGAACTCAAGAAGCGCAATAGAAAGTTAGTTGGACAAAATGTTGTGCTATCAATTGGCCTTACCGCCTTAGCTGTTAGCACTTGTTACTTAGCAATTTTTTAAGATGGTATTTGAATTCAGAGACATAATCACGATAGTAGTCGGCACAGGTTCACTCGTTGGAACATATTACGCTTTAAAGCGCAGTGTTGATAGACTGTCTACAAGTGTAAAGAGCATGGTCTTCCATTTACTTTGAACTCACTTGAAAAGACGTATCGCAGATGGCGCGATTTGCTGCATATAAACCGCGAGGTTAAGCAGTCAACCGCTAGCATCGGGCAACTCGACAAATTGCGCATAAATCTCAGTGCATTTGATGAGATACTCGAAGAGCTTGCACCGGATATCAATCCACTAGGTCTACCACCATCTCAGGAAAGCGACTATAATCCATTCAAGTTGCCTGCTAGTCA